TTGCTGAAACGGGCTGCTGGAAAGTTGCTGAAACGGGCTGCTGAAAGCCTATCGCAGGAGATTAGTTTTCGCGCGCGCACAATAAAAGAGACTGCACACGCGTTATAATTATTATTAATTTAATTAAAAATATAAAAATGAACACTAACAACATTTTTCCAACATTGGATAAGAAAGCAAAAAAAACATTGCTAATAGCAGTAGCGGCGATTCTACTGCTAAAAGCAATGTTAATTATTGGATTAATTATCTACTTCATATAAGATGCACCTTGACCAGCTGCATTAAAGAAACTGCCTACAGTATCAAAACCTAATTTCAGATTATTAACAAGTTTCTCAAACATAGCCCATTCGCCTTCCTGAATGTACTTTTCCATAAGAGCTTCTTGCTGGTCATTAATAATTTTCTGATTTCTAAGCTGTTCCTTTAATTGTTTAGAAAGATAGTGCAACTCTTTCTCTTTCTTCTGAGAATCATAGAATTTCTCATTGTTCTGATTAACTGCATAAGCAACTTGCCAATCACGAAGAGCATCAATAGTCTTCGTTTCAGCAATAGCTTTATCGGCAGCTGCGTCAGCTTGACGAGCAAGATGTCCCTGCAACTTACCAACCTCGGTATTCTTAAACGCTTCAGAACGTTTTACTTTAAGGTCAGCCTGCAATTTAGTATCATAGTTAAGGACTTCTTTCTCAACAAGTTGGAACTGCTCATCAGTCAATTTAGTCTGCGCGAGAGTAAGAAGTTGCTTAATCTTTTCATGTGCAGCCTGCATAGCATGTAACTGCTTCTGAACGTCGACATCTTCTTTCTGACTAGCCAACATAGAAGCCTGTCGAATAGCAACTTCAGTTTGTGCAGCAAGATTAACAAGTTCCTTAGAACGTCGTTCATTACCATACAAAAGTTCAAACGCCATCTGCATTTCCTGCATATCCGCATCAGTATTTGTTTTACGTGCATCAGCAAGTAAAGACTGTAATTCAGCAGTCATAAGGGTCTGAGTACGTTTAGCTTCTACATTAGATTTACCAGCAGAAGACAAAGCAGCAACGCTATTACTCATAGCATTAATTAACTCAGCAGTCCGCGACCATTTACCTTGAATCATTTCAGCACGTGGAGCAGTAAGATTGGGAACAGCAGGAGAGATACCGGCGGAGGACGCTCCAGGAGTTGACATCTGACCAGCGATATTGCCTACATTACCTTTACCAAGTGCAACGAAAGGATTAACGCCAGCAGCAGCAGCACGTTTCATCTGCGAACCTATATCATTCCATTCAGTTTCACGCTGCCATTGTCTATCAGCTTGCTCCTGTTGCCAAGCCATATTAGCATACATCATATTTTCCTGCAACTTATTAGCGTCACGAGCCATCTGCATCTGATTGGCATTGGTTTCACGCTGCATCTGTATATTTTGGTCGTTAATACGCTGCTGCATCTTACGGTCTTCATTAGCACCGAACAAACCGCCAAGAGTACCAACAATAGACATACCAGCAGAAAGCGGATTAAGAACCGATGACAAACCGCTACCTATATTTCCAAGTGTTTGTAATAAACCCATAATAAAAAGAATTATGGCCACCGCAAAGCGATGGCCAAGTTAAACACTAATCAACTTCTTCGCTCTGGGGAAGACGTGACTTAATAAACTCTTTCAGACGCTCACGATAAGCATTCTTCTCGGTGCCATACTGAGCTGAACGAGGTGCAATAGTCTCCATAGCTGTTTCATCATCGACACCAGCAACACGGGAACCATCGGGAACCTTAAGGTTTTTCTCAATCCATTCTTTCAACTCGGGACGTGTCTTGTCATTGAGATACAAAGCCAAAGACGAGGACGGCCAGCCTGTAACATCGGGAGCAAAAACCAACTCAAGAGCGTCTTTTTTCGATACAGGACGCTCAACAGGTGGGAGGTGTGAACCGTCAACTACGTGATGATTGAAACCTTTCGTAAAACGCTTAAAAATACGTGCCATAATCAATTATTTTAAAGTGATTCCAAACCATAAGTAGACATTACCGAAGTCTTATACGACTTGAAATACAAGTCGTGAAGAAGTGGGTCAGTGGCGAATGTTCCGTCTTGGAAATCGGGAGCAAGATAATTAACACCTGTAATCGAATCCAAATATGATGGGTCGATATACAAGTCACGGTAATAGTTCCAAGACAACTGATAATTACGAACCGTAACCCAATCAGAATAGCGAGAATTAGCAAAGCAACCATGTACTTGGTCAAGTTTCTGCTTATTCTCAAAGTGGTTATATTGCCATGCAAGGGGACTAGCTTGAACTGAACCAAATTGCCAATCTAAATCAGATTCAAAAACGGGCTGCATTCCAAGATTGTCCAACTCAGGCTGATACCAATCAAAACGAGAAAAATAGGTTATTTGACGGTCAACACCTTTATGGATATAATCAGATTCGGGAACAGCTGAATAAATGGCCATAATAATACCATGACAATCGGCTGTAAAATCGCATCCATTGCCATTGAGCGAACCGAAACCCTTACCAGCAAGTGAACCAAGTGGTTCGTCACCAGATTGAGCAGTTGAAACAACGTCACCTATCTGCAAAACGCTAGACTGACTACCAAGGTGATAAACCTCACCAGCGAGACCACGCGGAACTTTAACGCCAAAATGAGCAAGTACCTGCGCATCATAATGCTTTGCAGCACGACGTGTTATTTCGAGCAACTTGCGAATAGCAAAAGCCGTTGAGATAGATGCGACATTGTCAAATGGTGAACCACTATTGACACTAGAATTAATGGCAATAGAAGTGGTAGGAACATTTTGGGAAGAAGTATCAGTAACTTCAGTATTTGTTGTATCAACAGTAAGATAGTCACTACCTGTTAACCATTGACGAACTTCATCAAGATTGTAAGAGCCTTTTAGAGCATTAATATTATTACCTGCCATCATAGGCGAGGGGAGGACATTAGTATAATAGTCCTTTTTCCAAGGTCTATAATGCATCTCAAGGAGAGGTATAATACTATTACGGTCGTAGCCACCATCATAATAGTATTTATCAAGGTTGTACGCAAAACGATTGTTTGCAGTCCAATCGGTTAACCTGTAAAAATCATAGAAAATTTTCTGATAGGCAGCCAAACGCCAAAGGTTCAAATGCTGAGGAGCAGTAGGTATATCCTCAGCTGTTTCAAAAGAAAAAACGTCAATAAAATTGTAACTATAACCAAGATAGTCCAACAAACGATAAGCATTACAAGCCTTTTGAACACCGAACTCGTCGTATTCATATCGTAAATTAAGCAAGGAAGCTAAAATGCTTTCAGCGTCAACAAAAGGGGTACCATTAACGCCTACATCACTACCATTAGTAATCAACGTAGTCTGAATGTCATTTACACCTGTAATGAAGTCACCAAAAAAGGTGTAGAGTTGCTGCATCGGAACGAAGAAATAATCTATATGTTCCGTCACGCGAGTAAAGGGAGGAGTTTCAAGCGGAACTGTACGTGTAAACATATCCGCACTAATTTTTACATGGTCACCCGGTATTAACTCATCAACATAGATGGGCAACAGCTGACCAACGGTGGACGAAAAGATAAAGCGATGGCTCAAGTCATGGCCTGTCTTACCTAATCTTGCCTGCGTAGAAGGGGTTTGTTTAATATTTGCCATAAATTAATAGATTAGAAATCAACATACTTTTCAGCATAGGCAGCATTAGTCATTTTTGACTTTTTGACTGCATTCAAATGCTGGTCGGTTAACTCAAGGGTCTTTTTTACACGGTCGGGGAACGTGTTCGGGTCAGGGTCAAAATCTGACGTGATGGGATGAAGTTTTGCATAATCATATAAACTAAAGTTATGAACTCGGCCAGTTATAAACTCGCCTATATTGTCATAGTGATAAAACATATTAATGGTATCAACATCATCAAATGAGCGTGCTAAACGATAAGAAAAAAGACTATCGTAAACAGTAGCCATAAGAGAAGCGAAATTATAAGATAGGCTAGGGTCACCAGCAAGATATGTTTCAAAATGGTTGTATATCTTCGCATAATTCAACTCATAATCTTCATCTGAATATTCTAAACGTGTTTTATACGCTCGTAGGCGTGAAGGGTCTCGATAAATGTCAAATATCTCATTATTAGTAAGCCGAGAATATCCCTTGATTTTAGGGAAGTATCGACTAATAAGATATTTGGGGAAAGGAAAACGCTCACAAGTCGGGGCTCCATCCTCGGAAGTACATACTCGAACATACTCAAAATCTCGGTTTCGGAATTTTTCGAAAACTTTCTTGAAAGAAAAATCTTCAATACCAGCTCCAAAATGAATAGAGTGAAACGTTTTGGGATATATCGCGGGAGCCGAAAGTATACCCTTGACATAAGGAGTGCTGTTGCAATAAGATGATACATACGAATTGACATCCATTGCTTCTGAGATGTTTCGGAGTGTTCTACTATCATCCGCAAACGGCCAAGCCTTAACAGCGGCTTCCTTAACAGCCGAGTAGTCCGCTTGTTTGCAAAAAAAGAGGACATGAAAGTGGCTACGACTAGTTGTCGGACCATATTCGCCGATGGCGAAATAACTTGTATTGTAGTGTATGCCATAATTACGATTCAATATAATACGTAAACGTTTAATGAAATTTTGTAAATCTGGGTACCAAAGAACTGCAATTTTACCTTCAGAATTCTCGACAAACTTGTTACCTTGCTTGACACGAAAATATTTGGGCTTTTCGTCATAAGATAAATCAGGAACATAGAGAAAACTGCCAAGATTACCACCTATAGGTTTGGAAGTCTTAGAAACTTCCCAATGTCCTTTATTCTTACGACGCACATAGCGCGCCTTAGCGTCACGATAGACAGGCATTTCAAACATTGGCTGACCGTCAACAGAAAGTAAGTATTGGTCAAAATCATCATGATAACAGTAGGGGATATACTGATTATCATAGGTAAGAGTGATAAACGCAGCAGTATAGCCAGCCGGCTTGTGCCAATCCAGCATATCTTTATAATGGATAGCCTTTTCCATCCTGCAAGCTGGACAATGGCCACAGTTCACAAAGATAGATTTGTGGGTATATTTATTGGTAATCCAACGTCCGTTAGTACACATATTTTTTAGATTTAGGTGAAAGTGACTAAATGTGTGTCACTTTTGCAATGATTGACAAGGAATGGCACCAGCGAGATAACTCGCTGGCACCACAACGCTAACAACTACTTGCTTTCGTGAGACATGAAAACCGTGTTTTTAACGTCAGCAAGCATTTGCGGCAACTCATCCGTATCATGACAAGTTGCAATAACTTGACCATTAACATTGCGCAAAACTGCAGTCTGCTTGTTGTCCTCACTAAGATGGACTTCAACGATGATAGAAAAAATCTTTTTCATAAGTTGTTAGGGTTTAATGTTTGAATTAATAAAATCTATAGCACTTGATAAGTGTTCGAAAAAGTAATGTTCGTTCTCCTGTTCGCCATTGCACAACGTTACGCAATGGCGAATGTTACCTTTAGGGTCGCTAACGGTTTCCATCTTAACAACCAGCGACAAAGGATTTGTCTTATAGTAGGTAGGCTGGAACTTCATAAATTCATCATTTGAACAGTATAAACTAAGGTATTATCAACGGCACAAAGAGTAAAAGAAGATGGTTTAAAACCATATCGACTTCCAATATTAGTCAAAATCGTCATAATAGTCTGAAAGCAGGAAAGTTCCTGAATATTACAACCAAATTCAAAACTAATATGAGAATCGGATAAATTAGAACTTATAGTGAGTTCAGACTCATCATAATCAAAAAGACCTAAAACATAATTAGAAACATGGTCGACAAACAAGTCAAATAAATCTTTCTTTTCCATAATTTTTAAAGTTGTTAAGCGTTAATATTAAAGTTTGCGGCGGCAAGAATCGTTCCGCCGCCGCAAATATAAGACAAAAATCTCAGTTTCAAATAACGGGCATTATGATATTTAAGTTTTATTAAGTTTTACAATACGGTATTAACGTTTTTTAGAAAGTCGCTCCTTACACAAACTTGTTTTTGGAAGTTAGTTTTGTGTGCTGAAAGGTTGATGGAAGGTTGCTAAAAGCCTATTGCAGGAGATTAGTTTTATTACATATTTTTACCAAAATCTAATTTTACATTGCAAAGTTCGGTATATATATATATACATGAAAATTTTCTAGCGCTAAAATATGCCAAAAAAACAGCCAAAATTGACAAAACAAGTTTTGTAATTTTTACCTATTTTTTTACCATATTTTACCACATAAAATTTGCAAGTATATATATATATGCCGTTTTTTAGCAATGTAAAAAGTTAGGTTTTGGGAAAAAATATGTTTCGCTACGCGGCTAGCGCATTGTGACAGGTTGCTGAAACGGGCTGCTGGAAAGTTGCTGAAACGGGCTGCTGGA